CATAAAATTGATTAAGTCTTCGGGAATATCTTTGGCTGACACCATACCACCGTAGATTCCGTGTAGAGCAGCCGTTCCCTGTTCATATTTTTGAATTCTGTTTACAGAATCCATAAACTGACATATATTCACTTGTTTTAATTCTTCCAACTTATATTTAAATCCAGGATGATTTATACAACTCGAAATAAGTGGTAAAAGAGTTGATGTGCATTTCTTTTTATCATCCTGTTCTGCTTTCATCCTATCTTCCTGTAAAATCCATTGTTTTGTTGTTTTACCTTTTGCACGCTCTACTTTAGGATGCTGATTCATCATTGTACGAATATACTCAGCAATTTCTAAATATTCATCATCAAAAATAATTATATTTTTTTCTTCATTATACAAAGCGAGATGATTATACTCTTCGTTCTTTATATTTTTTTTCGCTGGTGTTAAAACAAATCCATCAAAACTAAAATCTTTAAAAATCAATTTTAATGGATCAAAAATATCCATACAATCTGGATTTTTTTCTTTTGCTGCTTTGTTTTGGACTTCAAGTATTTGATACAAAATGTAAAACACTTCGATGTCTTTAGTTTTATTCCAATCTTTTTTGAAGGTATCGTATAGAAATACACGAATAGATGTAGAATTGTTTATGAATGGAGAAATAGCTTGATAAAAATTTTGTTCTCCAATATTTAAAATGTCTCCTATAGTTGGAATGGAAATAGTAATACCATTTATAGTATAATCCTCGCCAAAATACATTTTAAGTTTGTCAAAATGGTATTCTGAATGAGAAGTTTTTATTTGTTTCTTTTTTTTATCTTCTTCGACAGCAGATTGAAGACTATCCAATGTTTCTAATACATCCAAATAATCACCGCCTTATACCGTAATTCATCATTTGTGATTTTCCACCATAGGGTGTTTGAACTTTACTATTTAAGTCTATAAGTTCAAATACAAGAGTACGAGTTATATAATTAGTATCTGTTGTGGATTCATAATTTTGTACAAGATATGTCTGCATACCAAATATATTAGACCATGCAAAGCGTTCTCTTATAATAGAAGCAATAAGATCATGTCTTGGGATACCAGTCCATTTATCCATTCTGTCACCACCATGAACAAAAATAGTAAATGTTACTTGTGTTTCTTTTAATCCTGGTTGATATTTAACCGTATCTTTAAAACCTACTTGATAACATAAATAGTGTTTTACCTCTGTTTGTGTCTCAGGAATAAATGTGTAAGGTCTAATATTTGCATCACTAGAAGTATCAGAAAAATATCTATCCCATTCACCTAGCGGCTCATATTTTTGTTTTTCTTCGTCCCATTCCCAATTTATTCTGCAATCTTCAGTAGGAACATATATTTTTCTATCTTCGTCATATTTCCAATGAGACTTATCAGATGGATCAAACAGTTCTTTGTATAAGCTTGATTCATTTAATGCATATAACAAACATGGATTTGACATGAATGCATCTTCAATTTTCTTTTTATATAGAATCGTCTCATCGTCAGGTGTGTCGCTATACGCACGAAGTTTTGTGAGTAAATCTTTTTTTGTTTCTAACCTTTCCATACGCAACACCTCCTATTCAGTTAATTCTAACGACAAAATTTCAGATTCAATCGGCAAGTTATCCTTAACAATTTCACACTTAACAGACAATATTTTGCCGATAACAGAAGCATCATTAGGAAACTTTACTTTCTTTTGGTTGTACTCTATACCAGCTCGCCATGTTACTTTATCAGTCCAGTCTTCATTATCAATAGAACAAGTCCATGTAAAGGTTGCATCAGCATATTCAGTTGTAATATCTTCATTGGAATCATTAAATAGATTTACTGTAAGATTTTTATAAGAACCACCAACTTTAATAGTTGAAGTAGATGCTGAAATTCTTGCTATGATAGAAGATGGGGGAGTAGTTGGAGTAGATGGATCTGTTGGAGCGATTTCTGAATCGAAATAGTTCGCATACATTTCGCCTGTTTCAAGATTGACATAATCAGTATGCTCGTTCCAAAATGCCGTATATATAGTAAGT